AACTGGGCTGAACATGATGCCGATATGCTAGCAGGTTATACCGGACAGGCGCTTGACGGGTACACTCCAAATCTTGTAATGCAAAACATAGCTGGTAGAAAGGGATTTTATTTTCCATTCTTACAAATTTCTGGATTTGTAGGATTGTCGGAAGAAGAAAATGCAGATATAATTAGCTGGTTGTCTGAATATACAACGCAAGAAAAATATTGTTATCACCACGACTGGCAAGATGGTGATATCGTTATAGCAGAGCAGTGGCTTGGAATACACAAACGTTGGCCATTTAAGGAAATAGAGCGCCGACTCTTACATAGAATGGCGTTTGATTTTCCTGATCAAGATTATAGTTAAGGCAACTCGTCGATTATTTTATATTCGCCAGTAATACCTTGTTTAACTGCGGCATCCTCGATTAACTGTTTCCATTCGTCTAGTGCATCATGTCTAGCAATAATCATATGCATACGATCTTCATTGCTTTCATTAATTACCGAATGATGGTAGTGTAAATTCATAGCATATACACCCCCGGGTTCCATAATTATTTCTTCACCATCTTCCCAAATCCATTTACAACCTATTGGATTATTTAGAGCAACGTTTATATTTTCTATTAATTTTATACTTGAGTCACTGTGCAAAGCAATTTTCCCGCCAGCACGTAACAACATAAACCTAACACGACCGTACTTGTTGCAAGGGAAAACTTCTTTAAGCCAACGAGTTGTAATAGGACACACATCTGCAATTTCTGTCCAGAACATGTCATTACTAGCATCTTTGCCTTTAGCATAACCATAGTTGCTGTAGTTTTCGTGTTTATCCCAACCAAGCCCGTGTATAGTTAGACTTTCCCACCCGTGTGAATCTTCGTCCCCTCTATGGGGACTAAATCTATCTAATAGGGCAAATGCTTCAGCGCACATTTCTTTGTAAGGTAACTCTATATCTAGTTTTAAATAACGACCTTCTGAGTGATAATACTCTTTCATTTATTCTCCAATATGTCCAAATGCCCATATACGTTCTTGGCACCACCAGCACTTGCCGCAATGAGATTCAATGTGATCATCATCTTCGCAACTTCTAGTAACTGGCAGTAGTGTTTGTTCTAGATCAAATGCTTTGTATAACTGAGCTATGGCTTTTTTATTATGATTGCGTAACGGAATATAAGCTCTAGTATCTAGTCCTAGTTTGTCAGTTGGTTGTCCGTCTATAGTCAATGGACTAACTGAACCAAAGTCTTCGGCTTTGTCTACAGGAACATCTAATCCAAATAAAGGATGAACGATTTCATCGCTTCTAAATTCATTGTGCCAATCTTGTTGTTGCTGACTAAATTTTAAATATTCTTCTTTGGGTGGAAAATTAGTTATACCCAAGTAGACTATATCTATTTCTTTGCTATCTAATGCTTGAGTTAAATTATTAAAATAAAATTCAATAGACTCGTCTGGCTCGGACTGCATTTTATGTACCATATAGTTTGTATTGCCTGTTAGTTTAGAACAAGTTTCAATTACAGCATCGACACTTTTCTTAAAAGCAGACTTCCTATACGTTGACCACATATTATAAATGTGTATAGTCTGTTTAGTGTTAGACATTAAAATATAAAGCAACACAGCACTATCTGCTCCTCCGCTTATACCTATACCAACTGGACCGTCACGATAAATTCCTAACGGGATTCGATCAATGTTGATATAATCTAAATTCATTAGACTACTCCCAGCGGTCTTTCGCTAGCATGTTTCCAATCTTCTATGTGCCATCTTGGTGTTTTTAATTCCTTAATGTCAGTATAGGCAAATTCGCTAGCAAGATTTAAACGTTGATTGTTAGCAACTTTCCAAAATCCATCAGCGGCTCTCGAAGTCATTAAAAGTGTTATATTTGGATCTTTATTTTTAAGTTTTTGTAATAATCCGTTTTCACAACTGATACGATATTTCAAACTCGAACTAGCAACAAATGGTCCGTGATTGTATAGGTCGCTTAGGTTTAATAAAGTTTTCTTACCTTCTTCTAACCAATCAAAATTAAATGATGCTGTATAGTCTATAAGGATATAATCATACGTTAAATTTTTAACTTTGCCCCATATGGAATCCCAATCATCAATTGTTGTTAAGAATTTTTGCCATTGTTCTGTTATTTGATCTTTATAAGTATCTGGAATGTGTGGTGGGTTATTTGGTAGCATTGGTTTATGCTTCCAATAAAACTCATCGTAATCTTTTCCATCCCATTCGTCAACCATCTTTTTCATAAACATTAAACAGTTATAATTAATGTCTGTAAAAATTACTTTGGTGTTTTCTGTAAATCCTACAATACATAGATTCTTAATCCAATTAAATCCAATACCTACACTAGCATATTGATCAACAGGCCCATCGAAGAGCAGGTCTTCTCTTAGTCTATCCGAATTCCATCCAGCAAAAAAATTCATTCCAAAAAACTGATTTTGTTTTATATCAGCCAACTGTCTTAAAAACACATGATCATGTTCATAATACAAATATTTTTTGCTGTCTCGAATTCTTCGTGTTAATGGTATTAATTTCTTATCATGCTCTAAGCCGACATTTAAAATATTCCACCCGTGCAACTTAACCGAATATGTTTTAATCTCAGTACCTTTTGTCATCCAAACCGGTATTTCTGGATCACCATGCAAACATTCTTCACTTCGAATAGGAGCAATCTGTTGATACTCTACCCATTCTTCCTTACCTACTATAGGATATCCTAGTTCTTTATACTGCTCGAGATTAATAATATAAAACTGTTGATGTAATTCAAAGCAGGCATTTTTCTTATAGTAAGAATGATCACCTCTATCTAAAATATGTCCTGCTATAAAGAAATCTTCGTTACATTGATCTTCGATCGCATCAAACAGTCTATCAGATAATCCTAAGCTAGTGCCTGCCGAAATAAGAACTGCATGAGCGTAACCTTCGCTAGATGCAGAATTTAGTAATTCATCCTCGTCTTTGCTTATTAAAATATCATAATGATGCAGATCGGCTCGATTTATTAGGAAATCAGTTAAATTGCTACAAACTACTTTAGCTTCTGGACTACAACAATTATCAATAATATCTAAGATACAAAACACAATCGATCGTTTCTTTTCAGTTTTAAATTTCATTACCATCGGGGATTCCTATCTAGTTCTTCTAAAAATTTGTTAGCATAGAGTTCCCACACAGTTTGTTTAGTTCCCCTATAGGTTATTTCTTTAATGCGTTTCATTTGACCAGTAGCTTCCATAGCAGGTCCGAAAATATTGTGTACCAATCGTTGTGTTCCTATACTGTTTTCATTACTAGTAATGTATAAGTTTGCCCAGGGCGGAGTCCATTCTATACACGCAGGTATTAAAAACTGGCTAGTAACATGTTGATGTGTAACTATTTGATTGCGTGTACGAATACTAGGAATAGGTATATGGTCTGAGAATACACAAGTACGGGCCGCGATGCGATAAGCATCTTCCCCCATCTCCGGAAAACTGTGTGCGCCCACACTGCCTATGGCTTGATTGTTGTAGTAAAGAATCCACACGCACCATGTTTTCTCCTTAGACAGACTATCTACTAGCATTTTTTGGCTAGCGTTGTTTACAAAGCCTTTAGCTTCTGCTGTAGCGTAAAACTCTGCTAGATCTAAGTCTTCCGACCATGGTTTTATATCAAACATAGAACACGTTTAAGAAAATCTTTTGGATAGTTAGTTTCAAAACTTGCCCAGCACAGTTTATCCATGGTGTTCCAAGATTGTGGTTCATCCCACTTAATACCTAGTGTGCCTATATGCTTGCGCATTTCGTCTTGTCTTGTTGAATAGATATGGCTTTCTACATCGGCTATACTTATGTTGGGCTCGTCCTTGTGATAGGTAAAAAAGTAATTGATACTTTTAAGTTTGCCATCTACCACAAAATAACTGCTGGGGTGCATGCTGTATTTGTGCCAGCCGCGGTCTTTGTGTGCCTGAATAATTGCTAACATCTGATCTTGCCAATCGGGCAACACGCTATCGTAGTTGGCTACATCACAGCCCGCCTGTTCCCAAAAGTCCGGACCATCGATAGTCAAATATATTTTACGTTGTGGAATATTTACTTCCTTAATCTTTGGAACCATGTACGGATTATGCCAAGCCATGTTGCTCAAGTAGTGCAATTCCCTATGAAACTTTTCTTTCATTAATTTTGGATCAACCACTTGATTTTTGTCAGCGTGGTATTCGGTATCGTTGTGATACCACTGACAGAAAGTCTTGGCATCCTCGGATATAAGACTGGTGTAAATCAAGTTATTTCGGCATGGTCCTTGTCCGGGAACATTGTTGTAATAATATTTCATGGTATAGTAATTATCAATAAATATTTGCCACATGAACAATTCAGAAACAATTTCCCTGTGCAAAGAGTGCTATCGTCACATACCAGCAAATCGGTTTGAGAAAAACGGCCAAATGATGCTGGGTAAAACTTGCCCCAAACATGGCTATCAAGAAGCAATACTAGATATTAACACAAACTTTTATAAAAGTCAACAATATCAGCGCCGGAGTCCCAGTAGCTATTGGCTAGACATTACCAATCGATGCAATTTAGATTGTCCCCACTGCTACCAGATGCCCGATAATAGCAGTAAAGATCCCAGCATTGAATACCTGCTTGCAGAAGCACAGTCTTGGCCTGACAACGGATTACCTGTCAGTTTGGTAGGGGCTGAGCCCACTGTGAGAAAGGATCTTGCGGACCTAGTGCTGGCCTTGCAGGCCTTGCCCGGCAAGCCTAGAAGTGTTATAATAGTTACGAATGGTGTTTACTTGGCCAAATGGGATTATGTAAAACGCTTTGAAGGCATACCTAGACTCAAATGGACTTTTGGCTTGAACCACCCTGACTACAATGGTGGACAGATACGTGTCAAGCAAATGGAAGGTTTAGAAAATTGTCTCAAACTAGGATTAGATGTCAAGACGTTGACCTACACGTTGGCCAACTTGGAACAGTTGAGTGACGTGATGCACGAAGTACAGAAGTTTGGCATCAATACTAGGATACAGTTAGGTGTTGAAATTGGTCGTGTGCCTGAAGGTGACTTTAAGGAACTATACTTGTCAGAACTAGTCGTTGTTGCAGAACAGTTCTGCAAAGACAATTCGTGGACTTGGGAACCTGACCCAGTAGGTGGCAACCGAACACACTATGCTGTTCGTATAAATGGCATTGAACATAAGTTTATCAAATGGTGCGATGTGCGTACAATAGACTTGGAAGAAGTACAAAGCGAATCGTGGGCCAGTATTGTGCCAGGCAAGCCCATGAGTCCATTACTACATCAGGTTATTTTGAGAGATCACGCAGTCAATCGAGGACAGATGCTGTTGGACACAGTGCCTAAAAAATATCAACATGAATAAAATACACAACACGATATCTTTATGCGAGCATTGCTACAGGCACGTTCCGGCACAACTGTTTGAAAGAGACGGCAGCATATGGTTAGGAAAAAAATGTAAATGGCACGGTGAAAGCGTACATCTTGTAGAACCTAATGCAGATTTTTATATTAACTACAAATACGAACGTCCGACTAATCATACATACTGTCTGGATATTACTAATCGCTGTAATTTAAATTGTCCTCACTGTTATCAAATACCCGATAATATGAGCAAGGATCCCAGTATAAACTCTATATTGGATACAATCCGTGCTTGGGAGGATGATGGCTATGCTGTTGCTTTAATGGGTGCGGAGCCTACAACAAGAAAAGACTTACCGGAACTTTGCCGTGCTATACAGGTATTACCCGGTAAGCCACGTTCCATAATGATATTGACAAATGGTGTCTATTTAAGTGACTATGAATATTGCAAACAGTTTGCAGGCATGTCTAATTTATTTTGGACTATAGGACTTAACCACCCAGACTATCAGGGTGCTACTGTTAGAAAGAAACAGATGGAGGGTATTGACAACTGTATGAAGTTAGGCATGAAGATAAAAAATGTCAGTTATACGCTAGAAACTATTAGTCAACTAGAATATTGTTTGGAAGAGATACAAGTGTTTGGGCAAACGCTCAGCCCACATAACTATAGAATCCGGGTGGGTACAGACATAGGCAGACATCCAGGAGAGGAAAAGATATATCTATCCGAGCTGATAGATAGAGTGAAAGCAATATGTGATCAAAAAGGTTGGACACATGAATATGCTACAGGCTATGCTATTAGAGCACACTATCCAATGCGCATTAATGGCATGTTGGTCAAGATAATACAATGGCCGGATGTACGCACGATTGACTTGGAAGAAGACCAAACCGAATCTTGGGCTGACATGTTGCCAGGCAAACCAGTAAGTCCGTTAGTACATCAGGTTATTTTGCGTGACGGTGCTGTGAATAAAAACTTACCCTTATATGACACAATACCTGAAAAGTATCAAAGGAAATATGATGCGAGGGATTAACAATCAACACTATATAGATATGACTCCATTCTTAGATATGGAAACATTTGATAGTTTGCAACCTGAAATCATGACAGGCTTTGCTTTGGCCAGACATCATGCCAAGGAAGGTACTTGGATGGCTCCAGGCTTTACATTTGATGACATGAGCTATCGTGTAAGTTGGAAACCTATATATGAAGCTATGACTGAGTTCATGGCCTTACCCGATACAGATCCTATTAAACAAGCTGGTATGAAACTAATGCCCAAAGACTTTAAGAACTTTCAAGAACGCAATGTGTTTACACGTTACTTAAAAATGGCCGTGGGCGCATATGATCCTTATATCTATTATTACTTGTGGGAAGAAGGATCTTGGGATGATCGCACAGCACCACGTAAGCTAACGCCCGAAGCTGAATACTTCCCAGGCGTAGTTACGTGGGTCGAGAGTTTGGTAGGCACTATATTTGAAGACATCGGTCGTGTTATATTCTTCCATTGCGAAGCAGATGGTATTCCGTTTGAACACAGAGACTTAGATGCTAAGAATGGTGTTAACGTAGTTAAGCCACATCGTAACGAGTTTATACACATACGTCCTAACACTAAAAAAGCATTTTACTTATGGGATCCAGCGACTAAGGACAAAACATATCTTAACACTCGTGCCGCTTGGTGGAATGATGTAGACTGGCACGGTGGAGAACAGATCATGGAACAAAGCTATGGCCTGCGCATAGACGGTAAATTTACAGAAGACTTTCGTGCCAAACTTGGCGTTGATCACTTGGACACCTACTGATGAAATATATAGGTAACTACTCTGCCTGGATTGAAGAACAAGGCATTATGAAACACCTTACACAATGTCAAGGCGACCGCACACCTGTTTGGCAACCTGACAGATGGAAGGGTAACTTTCTATTGGAGAAATTTACAGAAATGGCTCGCCCTGGTTATTCCAATAACAAGTATTTCTTCCATCAGGTAAATCCTAAGAGTGAGGAAATGCAGAGCTTTAAGTTTACCTTACCAGATGTTCCTGAAAAGAGATCCAACATCAACTGGTGGTTTGTAATGTTATATCCAGGTGAGTTTCAAGCCATGCATATAGATCCACAGTTGACTGAAGTTAATAATTTTGTGCGCTATACCATGTTTCTACAAGATTGGGAACCCGGTCATATCTTTGTATGGGACGACAAATACATAGCCAACTACAAGGCAGGGGATTTGTTTGAATGGAGTGATCCTATGACTATACACGGGCCAGCAAACATCGGATATCACACAAGATACACATTACAGATAACAATGTACGATTGAGATTATAAAAATGAGATTCGTTGGAAATCATAAATCTTGGATGGAAGAACAAAAAATTGTAGAACACCTAACGTCCTGTAAGGGCGAAAGAAGTCCAATGTGGCAACCTGATGTCTATAAAGGGCATCCATTGTTAGAAAAATTTCTAGAATTAGGAAGGCCGGGTTATTCTGATAATAAATTTTGCTTTCACCATTTAGGGCCTAACTCTCCTGAAATGGAGAATTTTAAATTTACACTTCCTCCGTTACCGGAAACACGTAATAATTTAAATTGGTGGTTTGTAAAGTTATATCCGGGAGAGTTCCAAGCTATACATGTTGATCCGCATTTAATGGAAGTTAAAAATCTAGTAAGATATACTATGTTTCTCCAGGACTGGGAACCCGGTCACATCTTTGTATGGGATAACAAATACATAGCTGATTATAAATCTGGAGATATGTTTGTGTGGAGTGATCCTACAACTCCACACGGTCCTGCAAATATAGGATTTAGTACAAGACACACTCTGCAGATAACAATGTACGATTAAAATGTTAGATTCTAATTTATTAAATTTTGTAAAAAATAAAAGTTCGTCACTTGTTAGTGTACCAGCAGACATGCTCCATTTTAGTTGTTTACAGTATGCAAACGAATATTTTGATGAGTATAGTAATTTTGGATTAGTTAAGTATTTTTCTAAAGAAGAAGAAGACAATTCTAAAAAAGATTGGCCAGATGACTTTAGTTATTTTATGAATGACATAGGATTTAGAGGTAACTATCCTAACCCCGAGTATAAAAAATTACTTGCGTTTTTTGGTTGCAGTGTATCCTTTGGGCAGGGTCTTCCAGAACATCAAATTTATGCTGATTTAATTTCTAAGCATTACAATAAAAAATATTTAAATTTAGGCATACCAGGTGCGGGCATCCATCGAATAGCACTAACGCTGTCTGCCGCATCAAAAATTTGGGATATCGAAACAGCAGTGATAAATCTTCCGCCGTTTACACGATTGCATTATGTTGATACTGCTAACCGTTTACAATCAATTTTACTAACACACAACACGGATCAAAAGGATATAGAAGCTGTACGTATTGCTGTTCTAAAAAACTTTAGCGATCAATTTTTAGTATCAGACTCGATAGATGCTATACAGTGGATTATAGATATTGCTAAATCAAAGAGCATTAAATTAATATTGTCTAGTTGGGATCTCGATACTGTTCAGTTAATCAAAACAGGATTTAATTTAGATATTCTTAAATTTAATATAATTGATACTGCCAGAGATAACCATCCGGGAATAGAATCGCATAAAATATTTGCTGATGAAGTAATTAATACCCTAGCAAATGAAACATATACTTGTTAGAAAGGCTGCCGTTAATACCGTTATGCCAGGCTCTGTAGTCGTTCCATACTAGTACACTACCCTGTTCCATATTGTAATAGTAATTACTGCCCATAATGAATAATTGTCCTACACTAGGCTCGCCGATAAACACACTGTATCTTTTTATCTTTCCTAACTTCAAGTATTCTTCTTCGTTGTCATCTATGTCATAATGATAGCCAGTCATGTATCCCGGCTCTACACAGCTGATCCAACTACGTAAGGAAGTAACACCTACTTGTTCTGCAATTTGTTTTTCAATTTCTTTAGTGTTGTAGTAGTTGGTCCATTTAACACTATCGGTATTAAAGTTGCTGTCCTTCCACAACTTGAGTATTTCTGCATATTCCGGATTGTGCATATTCCAACGTTCAGGATCAACGGTGACAACTTTACCGTCTTTAAGATCGGAGATTACTGCGTTCCAATTAATCATTGTAGACTTCTTCAAATATTTCAGCAAACACTGTATTACCCCATGATCTTTCTTTTAGGTGTTTTGTTATTGTAATTTCAAAAAACTTTTTGAAATCAATGAATCCTGTATCATCAGTTGATTGATCAAATCGATATGCACCATCCTTGCCTATAATTCCTTCTATTATCTTTCTTTCTATGAATCTTTCTTCATATGGAATCACAGCATAGTTGTCTATGGTTTTTAACTGTCCGTCTTTTGCTACAAAGAAACAGTTTGGATACAGCGACACTTTCCAAAAGTTGTTTGCCTTAGTGGAAATAAAAAAGTCTTTCATCTGCTCCTTCCAATCAGGTACTTCCATATCCAAATCTCTACCAGGAGTAAACAACACCTGCGATAGTGTTTCTTTGTTCCACTCCATAAAGATTTTTCTATTGTCATAATCCACATCATACAGTATTGGTGTGGTTTTAAGATGCGACAACTGTTTTAAAAATTTAGCATCTCTATGAAAGAACCAATCCACTAGATCCTGTGGTACTAGTATATCTTCATTTGGTCTGTACTCTGGATCAATACAATAATGAGCACACATCACTGTTTGCTCTGGATTGACTCTAGGAGTATACAGCAGGTTAGACGGATATGGAGTTCCTGTAGGATTAAGTTTGTGGTAATACGCCCATGTGCTAGTGTCTGTCATTGTGCATTCCAATTTAATTTTTTATTGATATATGATTGCACTTGATCTTTAAACTTCTGATCGGCTGTGTCTATATCGGATAATTTGTAATTATGTATTGCTTCGTAGGAGTTTGTTTCGTGAAAAGCGAATAGTCTATCAGACAAGAATGGATTACAACCGCGTAGTCCTTTGAACCCTTCGCTAGTATAGAATTCTTGTACAAGTGTTTCCGCTTGATACCAATCCATTGTGTTGTGCTGCCAAATAACGATGTCGTTCCTAGTACTGCCTACGCCGCCGCCTCGTGGCGTAGTTGATTTGAATATGACATTTCCCTTGCTATCTTTGGATACTTCGTATCCTGGGTTTTGTCTTGCTTCTAATTTTACTAGCCCATTACTCACAAGCTCTTTGGTAAAGCGACTTTGATTTGTCAGCGACTCGTCATAGTCTGGCACTTCTAGTATGTGTGCGCTGGCACTTTGTCTCGTCCAATGGGCATTGAGCCATTCCAAAGATTTATTCCATGATTCCACGCTCTCGCCCGGGATACCGCATATCATTTGAATATTGGCTCTATAACGCTTGGGTGCATGCACATCAGTATACTCCTGAAAGTCTAATAGCCCTTGTTGTAGCTTATCAGGATCCATGCCCTTGCGTACAAGTTTACCAGCGGCATGATTAAACGTTTCAATGCCCATACTGTGTCCAAGGAAACCAAGTCTGATATATGTGTCCCAGTGCTCACGATGTTTGACCACTAGGTCGCCTCGAGCAAATCCACAGATCCAAGGATCGTATCCTAGTTCATCCACTGCGTCAGCATACTTTTGCAACTTCTCTGGACGGTCATTGAACGTTTCGTCCATTACACGCCAGTTCTTGATGCCCCACTTTTCATAGCCTGTTTGCATTTGCAGTTTGAATTGTTCTTTGCTTACGCTAACATCTTTGGCTTGTCCTATGATAGGAAAGTTGCAGTAGGAGCAACTGAACATACAGCCACGTGCTGTTTCAATCTGCGGGCATTCCCAAGGCATCATGAAGTCGCGAGTTTCGTAGTCCACAAGATAACTTTCAAGTGGCGCACTGGGATAATGATGTAGTCCACGTATAACGTTCTTGACTCCAAAATAGATAGGATCGCGCAGTAATGGTGCGCCCAAGGTACCAGTAAGATGACGACAAACAGCCAGCACAGCATTTTCACCATAGCTGTCTACCCAGTAGTCTACGTGATTAGCAGGAGTGGTTAATGCGTTGTTGCCTCCCACCACTATGGTAACTCGAGGATACTCTGCTTTTAGCCAAGCAGTAAATTCGTTAAGATACGGACTCCAGGGATTTAAAAATGCTGTGCCAAAACAGAACATAACAGTTTTGTTAGTTGTGCGTGAACGCACAAACTCTTGCAATTCTTGCAACTGCCAAAACGCAGTAAAGTCAACTACTTCAGCATCCCAGTCATTCATTCGCAAGTATGTGGCCACACGGTGTGTCCACAAGATGCGTTCCCAGCGTTTGCCTGTTAGACTAAAGAATAGTGCATGGTTCATAATATTTTAAATTCTTCCGGCAGCATGTGTTTTAACGATGCCAGTTTATCCTGTTCTATCGTAAACTGTATTGCCACAGCTCCTTGTGAAAAATTATTTATGAATCCTGCCTTGTTTGCATCGTTTAACCATGGACTCATGGTGTTATCAAACAAAAATCTAGCATGGCCGGTATTTTCCATACTGGTAGCCAAGGATACCGCAATTGGATTTATCAACTTGTTTTTGTGCAATAAATGTCTTACAATCAGCTGTGCTCTCGTCACCCGTCCAAAGTTAGCGGCTGTATGCAAGAAACTTGCATCCATGTTGTACCAAATACCATCTTGTGTCAATGGGTGCATGGTTTCTCTAACTAGGTCTATCAAGTAACTGTTGTCGCCTTGTATATTCAAATGATATCTATCATCTATATCCGCATGAATTGAATAGCATTGATTTGGTTCCAGCATGATTATTCTTGCTTCACCTTTGCCGACAGGCAAGCTGTCATAAAGAGTTTCCCAAACTGTGCCTTTATATTCATCCTTTAAAACCCAAGGATCATAAAAGAAATCGCCAGTGGGTTGGTTAATAGTTGTTTTCATTCCACTTGTGGGCAATGATTTACAGGCCTTTTGAAACAGTGTTGGATCTATGGTGTGATTGGTAGGTGTCAGCATGAAATATTTATGTGCTACTATTATAGTGTAAATAAAACATGAAGATCAAGATTGCTCCGGAATACGACTCAAAATATTTAGAAGTGGATAGGCCGCAACCGCTGGTGGACAACTGCATTGAAAGCATGATTCAGGATGTGATGTGTGGTAAAATAGATAAGGATATTACGGATAATGTGTATGCCAATTTCAAAAAAGAAATGACTGATTGGTTAGCCCAAAGCAAACTGAACACCGTGTCCGGTTTGGATAATTTTGATCGAGTGGATGTGATAAACGGATGTACTCAATTTATAGATAGTGTGTATATGAAATGTCAGCCGCAGGTGCTGATAGGAGATTACAAATATCATAGTAGATTGGGTAACTGGTGGTCAAGGCCAGGATTGCTTAGAGAAGGTGTTCCACTAGTAATTGCCATGCCATTTCCTAGCACGGGGGATGTGCATGTTCAAATGAGAGAGGTGCTAGATGAAGCGCAAGACAAAGGAATTGATGTACATGTGGATGGCGCTTGGCTTACTTGCTGTCGCGGAATTGACTTTGATCTATCACATCCATCTATTAAGTCAGTCGCTGTAAGTTTGAGTAAAGGGCTTGGCCTAGGGTGGAATAGAATTGGCTTGCGCTGGACTAGACAACGCTACGCAGACAGTGTTACAATAATGAATGACTTCAATATGAATATAAGAGCAACTGCAATCATCGGATTACATTTTATACGTAATCTTCCACCAGATTATTTATGGAATCAATACGGGGATACTTATTATAAAATTTGCAAAGATTTTAACCTTACTCCTACAAAAAGTATTTACTTGGCGCTTAAAGACGGTTGCCCTGTAGGGCTGAGTCCGTTAATAAGGTGTTTAGAAAATGTCTAGATTGATAGCATTTGGCGATAGTTTTACTTACGGACATGGATTGGCAGATTGTCATATTCCGGCAAAGAAAAGAACATTTTTTAGAACGCAAGGTTATGATCTAGAAGGTCCGGTACCCAGTAAATTAGCCTGGCCGCAATTGCTTGGAAATATGCTGGGACTTGAAGTAATTAACAAATCAAAATGTGGTTCTAGCAATATGCATATACTGAAAGAAATATTATCTTTTGATTTTAAAACTACCGACATGGTAATAGTAGGATGGACTTTTAACTTGCGCGATTGTATTTTTAATAAAAACATAATAGGTATTGAATCAGAACTTCGTGTAAGTGCTTGGCATAAAAACGATGATCTTGTTAAAAAATACTTCGATGTTCATAACGATCACGATTTAGCAATTAGAACAGGTTTGCACATACATCATGCAGAATCGTATTTGAAAACACTATTAGTTAAACAATATCATTTTTGTGCTTTAAATCAGGGATGGTACAACACTGACAAGATGCCTATTTTTATTAAAAAACCTGAACATTTTATTTTTGGTAGGATTATAAATCATCGCAAAGATATTGCTTTAGATAATAGTCATCCAGGCCCTAAAGCGCATCAAGAAGCAGCCAAAAAATTATACCAACAAATCAATGAATCAAAGTAAAACATTTTGCATGCATCCTTTTACAGGATTAGCTACGAGAGAAGACGGTGCCATCTGTGCATGTTGTCGAAGTCACCCGGTTGGCTTTATCGATAAAGCCAACTTAGAAGATATCTGGAATAACAACACAATGCAACGTATCCGTAGACAAGTATTAAACAATGAACGGCCACTTGAATGTGAACCTTGTTTTAGTTTAGAAGATCAAGGAGTAGAAAGTTTGCGTCAGCGTCATATAGCTGGTAAGATTCCGGAAGCTCGAATTAATCTATATCCTAATACACCACTGTTAGAAGTTATGCCGTTTGAAATTCCCACAATGGAACTTAAACTAAACAACTTATGCAATCTCAAATGTCGTATGTGTCATCCCATGGACAGTACCAGTTGGAATGATTGGAGTGAAGTTAAAGACTTCTACAAAAAGGAAGGTAATATTATGTATACCATTGTAGAAGAACATGATTTAGAACGTAAACCATTTTTAGATAAATTCCAAGATAGTCCTGAATGGTGGGCAAGTTTAGCAAAATTACTACCGTATTTTAGACGTGTAGAATTTGCTGGAGGAGAGCCTTTAATGGATCCACAGCATTATCGTATATTAGACATGTTGGCTCCATATGGTGATCAAATTGAGATCAAATATGCTACAAACCTAAGTATGCTGGGTAAAAGTAATCGTACAGTTTGGGACTATTGGCCTAAGTTCAAGAGTATTGCTGTTAACGTAAGCATTGATGGGATAGGGTCAAGTTATGAGTATGTACGCGGAAATGCATCCTGGGAAGAGCTGGTGAATAATATAAAGCAAATACAAACTATCCCCAACATCAGTCGCATAGTGGGTGCCGTCACTGTACAAGTTAGTAATGTATTAATACTGGACAAGATGATAGAATACTTCTTGGATGACCTTGGCATTGTGTTTCACACTCATCGTGTAGAATACCCTAAAGTCTTGTCAGCACAAGTATTGCCTCAACCCTTGAAACAGTTGGCTATAGATAGGCTTATTGCTATACAGGAAAGGATCAAAGATTTCCAATTAGTCAAAGCACATCCAGAACTACTCTCCTATACCAAAGGGCAGATACAGGATAATATAAACTATCTAATGGCACGAGATCAAAGTGATAAGTGGCAGGATTGTATAGAATTTAATCGCAGATTGGATCGCACACGTAATCAAAGTTTTTTTTCTGTAACACCGGAATTTCAATTGCATGCTTAAAATAACCAGTAGATATCCTCATCAGGGTACAATTAAGATCGAGTGGAACCTTGGCAAACGCTGTAATTACGATTGCAGTTATTGCCCAAGCGAGATACACGATAACCAAAGCCCGCATACTGATATTGAAATATTGAAAACATGTGTTGATAAACTTGTTGCTCTTGGAAAACCGGTTCGTCTTAGCTTTACAGGCGGAGAGCCCTGTGTACATCCTAAGTTTGATGAGTTAGTTAAGTATTGTAAACATGTAGGCATTAGTTGGATCAGTGTAACTACCAATGGAACTCGTCCTTACGATTTTTACGCTGGGCTTCCTGTTGATCAATTTGTGTTTAGTATACATTTAGAATACGATTGGAAACGTGTATTCAATACTGTGGAAAGTATTAACAAGCTGTCTACTGTAAAAGTTATAGCACAAATCATGGCACATCATGATCATATGCCAGCAGCCATACAATTAAGAGCTAGATGCCAGTTAGGTAATATTCCTAATACTGTCCGTCGTATACGCTGGACTAAAGGCGATCACGATTTGTTTGATGACATGCGTTATAATACTAATGATTTAGATTTTATCAAATCTATGGAATCTACTGTAGAAGCAAACACAGTAGTATGGTTAAACAACGAACATGCACAGTTATTATATCACGCCAACGACATGATTAAGAATCATCAGAACCAATTCAAAGGATGGTCGTGTAGTGCTGGTATAGAAAGTCTAATGATTAATTGGGACGGAGATGTACATCGTGCTACTTGCCGTGTGGGCGGTAGTCTCGGCAACATATATGAAGACAACTTTATTGCTCCCGGCGAACCTGTAATTTGCGACCGTAATTTTTGTACCTGCGCGGCAGATATTCCGTTAACTAAGTCTAAACTTTGATTGTTGTGTTTCGCAAGCACATAGACAATTCTTAATAGAACATATAGAAGATTTGAATTCGGGATCGAATTTTTCTGTGAAGTCTTTATCAAGAATATTAAAGGTATAATCTAATCCATAAATCTTCTGTGTGCAGGCTCCTTGAATTGAACCTGTCCATTCAATGAAAACATTGTCTAATCCTATATCACAACTCCACCCTTCAAAACCAGTCCAGCCATTATTAATATAGGTATTAGATTTTGTTTTCATAGTCTTACCATTTTCAAAATGAACAATGCTTTCGTAAAGTCTTATATGCCCGTCTGAAATTAATTTTCTATTTTTCCAGAACCATAATATGTTAGGTAACCTTTTTAAGGAGTTTTTTAAGAAACTTTTTTGTTCCTTTGTTAGTTGAATGTCATTAGCATCAATGACTTTTATTCCTTTTATACTTATAGTTTCCGGCTCAAAAACTTCGCATGTGGTTATAAACCATTTATACTTACTGTTGGCTTTCATATAGTCAATTACATCTAATCCTTGTTGCCAAAATTTACGATCCATTAGGACTTTTACAGTAACTTTCTTTCCATACTCAAATAATGTATCCGCCACGGCGATCATGTGATCAGGATCTGCTTGAGAAATATGATAGGATAGTCCTGCATTATCTATCAAATGACCGTACTCTTTCCACCAACGAAGTGTCCTTGAACCATTACTAATTATAGTAAAGTAGATATTATTTTCTCTTTTGATTGCTTCTATAAATTTGCCAAGGTCTTTCCAAAGAGTAGGCTCGCCGCCGGCCAAACTTAATTGTATTATGGTTTTACCTAATTTTGTCTTGTATCTTTCGATCATATGATTAAAATTTTTAATTATAAGATCTAAATCTTCGGGTGATTTGTAGTTACCAGTGTTGCTTCCGGGCCAGCAATACTCGCATTTATAATTGCAAACATTATTAGGATTCCATCTTATTGCTAAAATATTAGAGTTTTGTGTTGATACAATCTTTATAGGTTTCATAATAAATGTGATAGTTCCGGAAAAGTATTCTTAAACTTGGTGTTACGTTGTTTATCCATAACTATAATATAGTCTTTGAAATCTGGTAATAAGTTGGTATGATCTTCTTTATCCATCCAATCTAATATGCCTTCCCAACGTTTCCATCCGTAAGGATTTGTTTCCCAGAATTCTGTATCTTGCGTATAGTTGTCCCAAAGCCATTGTTGTAGTTCAACAAATAGTTCACGCACATGTAGTTTATCTTCTGTAGGTAGTACACGCAGACTTAACCATGTAGGGATCCAAAGCAGATGTACTCCTACTAAACCTCCGCCCATTACTTGTCCAGACGCATTTTTATCAAAGTTAACTTTCTTAAAGTTCATACGAACTTTCCATTTGATGAAATCTGGAACGTGTTTGATATTTAGGATTTGTACAGCCATAGCAATATTTGTTTGTATATTGTCAGGAGCGTTATCAAGTTTAACTAAATTAGTTTCCACGGTTTTCCAATCTAGAGGATAACGAATGTATTCTCCGCGGGCCCCTATGCCATCTAAACTAACACCGACCTTGACTTTGCGGAATTGACTCCATATTTCAATTATCTCATCGTTAACTAGTATGCCGTTAGTATTATAACGTAGGCTGATCTGTTTAGCATAACCTCGTTTGATAATTTCTAAAAGCAATACCTTATGCTCTTTGATTAACAACGGTTCACCACCGGCAAAGTACAACTGTTTAATATTAGGTATCTGATCGTATACCTCTTCCCAGAACGCAGGGTTTTCATGCCACTTGTTATTAAAATCGTCAGCTTGCCAACTCATTTGTTTCTTAATCAAAGGGCTGGTGAATATAGGAAATACTTTCTTATGTTCTGGAACCCACATACTGCTGTCATGCGGACTACACATGATACACTTTAAGTTGCACGTATGTCCTAGGCGTAAATCTAAGTATTGTAACTTATAAGGAACACTACCGTCTAATTCTGTTTCGGCAATTAATTCTTTTATATCAATCTTTTCATTTAAGTGCCAAGTACCAGTTTCCCAAATACGTTTACTGGCAATGCCTTCTGCTTCTTCTTCAAAGCATTTGGTACAACTGGCAGGTACTGCACCTTCAAGCATCGTCTTGCGTACTGATTTCATGTAGTCATTATTAAATGCACTACTAGGCAAATCTTGAGAAAAGTTGGCAGGTTCGCCGTCTTCTTTTTTGACAAGACCTACAGTGTAATCTCCGCTGTCGGCGCCCGATGCATTTGCTACACAACAGATACGCATATCACCATTAGGACGAGTAGCAAGATGTATCCATGGTAACACACAGAAGCTAGGACTTCCAGTCAAATCTGTAATCTGTTGTTGCCAGGATCCTAACTGGGTATCTAATGGTTGTAACCAAAAAACTTTATTCATTGATTAGTTTCTCAGTGTTTTGTTCGTGTACACCTAAATATGGACTATAAGGGCCGCACATGATTATGCAAGTTGAGCTGGATTTATCCTTCCATTTTTGCTGCCACATAGTTTGCCATTGATCAGATTCGATAATATTTTTAAATCCAGATTTAAGAACATTAAGCCTTGGAAATCCTAAAACTTGCTGTTGGACCTTTTCACCTTCTTCTACAACTGAATCTTCTTGGTACAGATCATATTTTTTTAACAAATCAACATCATAATTTGTATATAAAAATGCACCAATCATACAACAAGGACTTAACTGATAATGAGCATCAATAAATAAATCCTTATCTGCTATTGACACGCAATTTATCGTGTCTGCGTTGGGCCATTGTTGATGACCTTGTATATCTGACTTACTTACAAATTTAATCTCACTGTCCGATGGTTGTTCAAGATTGTATAAAAACTTGCCGTTATTATCAACTACTGGGAAAGGCCTGCCATGACGTCGGCTGGTCTTCATAGTAAATTTCTTGAAGCCTAATTCTTTTGATAAGTTTTCTGAATCCTTGACTTGATGCTCATTATGTTTAAATCTAATAAAATGCCACTCAGTGGTACCGCCAGCTTTGATAAATGTTTTAGCATTTCGTAAAATTAAATCGTAATTGGTGCCTACTCGATATAAATTATGTGTATCTTTTAAACCGTCAATGGCAAATATAACATTATGATTGTTAGGTAAAGCGTTTCTTAATTCTTTCCACCAAGCTGTAGATCTTAAACTTCCGTTAGTATGTATATCTATTTGTATCAACGGAGCATTAACCTTAACATACTCACACATTTTGATAAGATCATTATTCAATAACGGATCGCCAAAGTTTCCGCAAAAATTAATAATTTTAAGTTGATCTAATACATCTGTAGGAAATATTTTTATAAAATCTTCTAATGACCAATCGTTAATAGGCAACAATGGATTTTCTATCCCGCCATGAATATTTCTAGGGCACATAGGGCAAGAAGCTTGGCATCTGTTAGTGATCTCTAAGTGAACACTTTTAAGTTCATTAAAATTAAACATTATTTCCTTCCCATAATCATATACCGGGTATACATGGCAGTTTCTAATTCGCCTTCCCATAAAACGAATTTTAAACGACACTGTCTCTTGAAGTCTTCGAGATTTACAGAAGGACGCACATGTTCGGGTATTTTATAATTATTTCCCTGTAAAACTAACAATCCTTTCATTTTGCTGGACCATAGATCAAAGTCAGGCTGTGTTAGATGTTCGCAACTGGTATTAATGATTACATTACTGGAGGAAGACATGGTGACCATGTCTTCTGTTATAGCTTTAAATCTACCATCCATTTCTTCTATCTTATTCATCATGTGTGCAATAGTTTCACAACTAGGATCTTTATCAATACTTAATATTTTTTTGATAGGTATTTCGCTTTGAAATAACATACTTGATAATGTTCCAACCCATCCACCGTATATTTCGATGTCAACATGATCTTTGATGAACGGTTTTAAGTTTTCAATTAACCATTCTTTGCTTTTGATTTGCCCAGCCCAGAAAGCGTCCAAAGTACGCAAAGGGTCAGGGCTCTGACGAATAGCGTTCATCCAATAATGCAAATGATCTGTATCAATTAACAAACTGTGCTCCTAATTTATCAAACTTTCCGCATTGTCTCGAACACTCCAGCAAAGGTTTATTTTTCCAAGTGGCTTCGATACGTTCAAAGAATTTGGAATCAAAAATCTCTCTAAGACTATTTTCATTTAAATTAGGAAACTCTCCAATTTGATCCATGTAATCGATACGTTTGGGCCAGTGAGGCATTCCCCACTTATGGTCCAACCAACAGCATGGACTTACTGCTCCTTCAGCTCCTACATATATTTGATGAGTTTTCTTTGCCGTACAATTTATGCTGTCGGGTTTTATGTCCATTAATGATTCTACTATTTTAGGAATCATATTTAAACTCTGTTGTGTAGGATAAATTTTATATCTAGTCTTCCCAATATCATCCAACACAGTAAATCCATCCTCTGTAAATCTACTGGTATGCTTCGTGGTAAAGGCGTTAAACCCTAGAGCAGTTGCCATGGCACGACAATCTTCCATTTGGTGTTCGTTGTGTTTAAATACCAACATGTGCCAATCAGCAATACCTTTGGCCTGTATAAACGCTTTTGCATTTTCTATAATTTTATTCCAATCAGTATCTATTCTGTAGATACTATGAGTATCTGATAACCCATCTATCCCAAATACTACTTTGGTCCCAGTATATGCTAATTGTTCCCACCACTGAGTACTCCTTGCACTACCATTTGTATGCATAATTAATTGAATATTAGGATTAACAGTTCTAAGATACTGTAGTATTTCTAAACAATCGTGGGCAATTATGGGATCTCCTAAATTACCACACATAAACAATTTGTTTAGCTGACGTATGAAGTCATAATTAAACCAAGATTTAAATTGTTCTAAAGATATTTCAGTTAGTTCAAATAAAGGATTTCTCACCCCACCGTGAATCCTACGCGGGCACATGGGGCATCTAGCTTGGCACTTGGTTGTTAATTCCAAATGTATGTCTGTTATATCTTCTAATTTATACATATATTATTTGCAATATCTTTGGCCGCCTGTTTTACAGTTTCAATACCTGGGTGTATTAAATCTCTAGCAAAATCCTGATAAGAGGTGATGCCCTTTTTATCCTCATCTAGATCGCAGTAGGACATGCACTCAAGTAACTTGGCAGAATCACCGTTAAAAGAACATTCATAAATTGATGTCCTATCCTTCCAAATTT